TGCCATGAGTTCTCTAACGGGAAGACTACCCTTGCTGCTCTCAGGAGCTTCCCTAAGGCTCTCTACCGCTTTGGATTCACAGCAACGCCTCCGAATGACCCTATTCCAAGACACAACCTAGAAGGAGCCTTAGGGGACGTTCTACAGGTTGTGGATACCGCTTCCCTCATCACCTCAGGAAATCTAACAAAACCTATAATCCAATTAATTAACAGACCTTATACTGCAAGTGGATTAGATGATGATATGGGCTACTTAGACGTATACGAAGAGTATATTGTGAATAACAAAGCACGAAATAAAATTATAACGGAGATAGTAGATGATATTAGAAAACAAAACAAAAGAAGCCGCATCCTTATTCTTACCAAGTCACTTGCTCACGGAAGAGCCTTGGAGCAAGTACTTGGACGGGATTGTGAGTTCCTCGAAGGGGCTGATTCAATCGGAGAAAGGTATAACGCTATTTCTAGATTCAGAGGATGCGGAGATTCTAGCGTCCTCATTGGCACTAAAATCCTCCAAACAGGGATTAATATTGAGGAAATAACACATTTCATCAACGCCAGAGGAATGAAATCTGAAATAGCAACATTACAAGCCTTAGGACGGGCACTTAGGAGGCACGATAGTAAGGAGGTTGTATATATCTATGATTTTTTAGATAAAGAAAAATACCTTAAAAAACACTCTTATTCAAGGAAAAGATACTATGAAAAAGAAGGACATGAGGTTAGAATATGTTAAAAATAATTGATAATTTCATTAAAAATACAGATATTTTAGATGAATTATACAAATATTTTCATTATTCTGGGTCCTGGCAATTAGACTTTCTTCCTCACAAGTATGTTTTCGGGGGAAACTACAATTCACGAACAGATAATTTAATTTGTTCTATCATTAAAGATATTTGTACTTACGAGATTGGATTCTCTGGAAAAGGATACGAAGCCTGGGTTAATGTCCTAACAAAGGATATAAACCACCTAAATCATCATGTTGATTGTGATGAGTTTGCAGAAGAAATAGCCCCTGCAAAAAATACAGCAGTTATTTACTTAGGAGACTCAGAAAACCTGGAAGGTGGAGAATTAGCTATAAATCTAAACGCCTTTGAGGAAACTACCGTGTTTTACAACAATATCTATGATTTAGAGAAGAATTTGGATAATTCTTGGATTAAAGTTCCTTACAAATTTAATAGATTAGTAATTTTTGATAGCAATTACCCTCATGCAATACTGCCTATTAAGCACCTAGCCCCTCACAAATCAAGAATTGGGCTCACAATTAGTTCCTGGGATAGGAAAATAAAAATAAACCGATGAAAACAAGACAATCAATAGAAAAACAAATGTTCGTTATCTCTGAAGAAGAGAGAATCAGTCTACAGACTCTTGTAGAAGATATTAATCGAATAATCGAAAAAAAGACAGTTAGTGAGGAAGCTCTAAAGAAACTAACCAATATTATAACCGTCTTATCTACAATGAAAGATAATTATATGTGGAGATTAATTAGAGCTGCAAAACAAAATCACATGATAGATTAATTATCTATATTAGGTATTTTGATTTCCGGGTTTTGCATTTTAAGCTTGAGACCCCAATTCTCCATATCTCGCTTAGTCCACTGGTCTTCCAGCTTTGCTTCTAGCATATCAAGTTTATAGTTAATTCCGCTAAGTTGCGTACTTATCCAAACTACGCCACCACAAATAATAATAACTAATCCCAAAGGCATTAGAGTTTCTTTAGAAATTATCGTTTTCTTTTCTTGAGTCATAATATAATATAAAATATAGTACGGGGGTTTAGTGAATTCTTTTACAGCTCATAGCTGATCCTCTAACCTGCTGGGTATTTGAAGTCCCATCTATCCTACAAGTTACTTTCTCCCCCGCTGATAAATATCCCATCCAAAAAGCCCCCATATAGTGGGGATCCATATTCGTTCTAATTGTTTGTGTTTGTAAATTTAGTATGGTTTCTGTTCCCCCTAATCCCGTTGTTTTTATAATATCTGATTGTACAGTAGTAGGTGAAGATGTAATAATTACGCTTCCTACTACATTAAGTTCATAAAAACCAGACGAGGAGACAGTAAAATAATTGTTTGTATCATCCCAAGAAATTTCTTGTGTATCTATTTCTGTGTAGGCTGTAGTAGCCCCCGATGCAAAGTAGTATGGATCAGAAGAGTTCTCTCCATTAGTCGCTGCCATTTGAACGTAACTAAACGGACCAGGAACTGGGCAAGAGCTTACAGTTATGCTAGAACTACTAAAAGTAACGGCACAATCAGGCCCTCCACTAAGCACGTTACCTGCATGGATATTTCTCATGGAGAAAAGTCCACCAGCATCTTGAGTAATAGTCGAATCTCCCAAATTTAAAGTAGCACCAGCAGCAACGCTAAATTGCTCACCACCATCCGCTATAATAAAGGGAGTGACCCACTTCATCTTTTCCTGTGCGGTATTAGCGGCTAAATATTGATTATCATCAGGAAGACTAGCAGCGTCGATTTCTAAACTTGATCCAGCAGTTCCTACCCTTATTCCACTAGCAACTGAAGACCCAGCAAAAGCTTGAGTAGGATAATTGGACGCTGATGATGCTGCCAAACAAGATTCATATACACTAGCCCAATTATTAGCGGAAGCTGGGAAATCTTGTGTTTGAAAATATGAATCGGAATCGGTTGAATTCTGACCTATCCTTAGTACGTTTCCAAGTAAATATAGATGATGACTTGATACAGAAAGAGCTGTATTGTTTGTACCTGACAAGCTGCTAATATTATAGATATTCTTTTCAGATAGATTTAAATCTTTTTGGAGAACAATATTGCCCACTGTTGACAAAGTTAAATCCCCAGTAGTAGAGCAAACAGTAAGATTACCTCCTCGTAAAGGATTAGATAAAGTCGGAGTATCCCCTGTTAACCAAGCAGTTCCTGAAGTATTAGTTCCTGCTGAAACAGCACCTATATCGCCAGAAGCACTATCCGTATATGCAAAAGCATTATTCCAATCAGGAGCCCCATCATCTACTGTAGATTTTGTAGATTCCCAACCAGCGTGTCCCGCTGCTGAAGGCCCTCCTATATCAGCCAAGGACCCAGAAAAATCCCCAAAAACAGTACCAACACTGCTGGAATTGACGGTAATATCTGTAGGGCCTAATAAATTAATTGTTCCCGCACTAAGAGTAAACGGATCACCATTCTGTACTCCTGAAAGACTTGTTACTCTATAAATAGAATTACTCTTAGCATTTATATCGTTATTAAATACTGTAATAGGGAAGTTTGAAGAAGTGACTAAACCGTCTACTTGGCTTGACAAGCCCGTAGATGAAGCCACTACCATAGCCGACATATTGTAGGTAGAAAGCTCTAGAGCATCAATAACACTAGACATCCCAGCAGAACTAAGTTGCATAAGTCCTGAAGTTACTGTGATAGTAGAAGCTTCTTGTAAGTCCCCCGAACCATCTCTAATAAAAATTAGGACTTGATCTCTAAGAGAAGAAGAATCTTCAACATTTTCAAAAGTATTTTGCCAAGGAGCGGATACATCTGTTGGTATAGTTGCGGCTCCTCCCTCATTCCAGGTAGCAGACGTAATTTCAACTGTGGTTACAGCGTCTCTAACACCAGGGGCTAAGATGCTACTAACAATAGTATCCCCCTCAGCCATGCCTTCTAGCCCTAGGGGTCTTCCCGCTTCATCAACTTGAAGGGCAACTAATCCTGAAAATTCAACCATTTTTTATTTTTATGATCCCGCATCGTAAGACTGTTCAAGCCTTAATGGATTCAAGGGGTACAAGTTTCCGTAGGTTATCATTACTACAAAATCATCCTCATCAGCAGTGATAATCAATTTTATTCCTGTTGCAACTTGCCCATTACTGCCGTGCCATTCTGTGCTTTGCGCACTTCCTAAACCACCAAGACTAACACCAACACCACAAATACCACTTGTATTTGGAGAGGCAGTAAGAGCAGAAAGTGCATCAGTTACTGCATCCCCTTCATGAGCTACTCCACTAACTTCAGCAATAACACCAGCAAAATTTTTGTTACCTGTAATGTTCCCTTCAGATACATGGAGTTTGAAATAATTACAATTCATACCGTTTCCAGCCGAATCAACAAAAGGAACATCTACAGTCTGGGTTGCACCGTTTGCCAATCCTAATCCAGAAAGACCTAAACAAAAAGTTCTTTGTCCTGTTTGTAAGTTCATTATTCTACTTCCTCTTTGTTATCCTCTTCCTCAGGAGCTTCTTCATCTCCTACTCCTAATTCAGCAGCAATATCAGCCACCATGTTTTCAAGATCTGCTAATCCTCCTACAACCTCATCAGGGGATTCCGTTGTTGGCGCTACAGGAGGCTCGTCCGTGCCAGGATCAACAGGAGCCTCTTCAGGGCC